ACGAAAGAAGAATTGATCGCTGCCGCCTCGCTTAAAGTTGAAGACATTCGTCAGCGCGTAGAGAACAAAATACGCAAAGGAGAACCCATAAATCCAGACGACGTCATGCTTGTCCTGTACAAGCTAGCAGCTAAGGTTGAGGTGAAGCAAGAAGGTGATGATCCTGAGAAGACGCGTACGTTCTACATCACTCCCCTTTGGAAGATGATCTTCGACAAGTGGTTCTCAGGTCCGTTCTTCTTCTTCCTTCGTGGTCGGTATACCAATGGTGTTGGAACTGCCTTCACCCATGGTGGTGCTGAGGAGTTTGCTAAACGGATGAACGCTGACGATCCGAATATGTTTTTCTTCCACTTCGACGCTTCCAAATTTGACCACTCGCTTAAAGCTGCGATGTTGGTGTTAGGCAATTGTCTGTCGATGCTCGCTTTTAAGCGCGACCTTTCTCGCGAGGGCTTTGTTCGCTACGCCATGGCTTGCATTTTAGTTGCGGCCTGCGGTTCCAATACTGGTGTTTCGTTATGCTCATGGGTAGGCTTCTGGCGATGGGTCATCGGATGCCTCTTCTCGGGCGAATTCCTTACTGCTGCGCTCACCACATTCATCTTCTGCATTGCTTATGAGTGTTTCTTGGTGCATGTTGCCACTCGCTCCATGCCCTCCGAACTCAAGCGGAAATTCGCCAGTGATCCTAGGATTCGTGCCATCTTCCAGGGAGATGATGGTGTGATAGGATGCCCCAAGGAATATCGTCCGTGGTGTAACCTTAAGGCCTTCGGAGACTATTTGACGAAATACTGGGACATCAAGCTGAAGGCTGAGTCCTCGGGCGAGTCTGATGGTTTCTACACTGACTACGTCATGTCCACAGGTACGGTTCGTCCAGGTGGTAAGATCGGTATACAGTTCTTGAAGCGGCGGTTCTTCCGCGTTCGATACACTACTCCCGGAGATTCACTGGACTCAGAGATGAAGATCACTGTCCTTCCGTGTCGCGAATTTAAGGACTATGCAGTTCGCACTCTTCGAACAACCCAAGTGATGTTCGGCCAAGGTGACATGGGCGATCTCAAGGAGATGATCTATTTCCGCTACCGCTGGCGCGGCCTGATGGAGGACATGCATGGTGTGTGCATCAGAGGGCATGATATGCTTGAGAACCTGATGAGGTGGATGGATGAACGTTATCCTGCCGTTAAGGAGACGATTCGGCGATTGGAGGAAGACAGGGATGGAGTGGACTCGCCCTCGAGTCCTGGTTATGGTGCCCGCAACTACCTGAAGAAGGTGTTGCCAGACGAAGATATAGATTGGGTCGAAATTCCAGATATTTGCGCCATTAGAGCACGCTATCTCCCGGATCCTGTTAAGCAGGACGAGAGAAAGTGGCGGCATATGTCCAACATTCCTACATCATCCCGGTATGCCCGATGGTAATGTTGCTGCGCAATAGAAAAGACTTGAATGCACCTGCGTTGTGCTTTGGCAAGTAAGAGGTCCGTCCTCCGAAGCTAGGCTCGAGTTGCTACGTATGCTTTCAAAAAAAAAAAAAAAAAAAAAAACGGGAA